CGCTATACTGGTTATAGAACATATGCAAATCTAGAGAAAATATTTAGTGGTACAATAGAACCTATAATTGATAAGGTTTCAGCAAGTCACCTTAGACACATGTCGATTTACGAACTTAGACAGTTCGGATTTGAATACTTTCGGAAGAACGTTGAATTTGCATTACCATTGCTAGACAAGATAGCTGCGTACGGGATACGTGAAAGTTTTTTAGTTGGAGTATTAATTTGGTGTTGTACATTAAGTAAAGTTAATAGACAATTGATGCACAAGAGTGGAATCTGGCTATGGGATATAACTAGTGAAACAGATTTTTATACCAGGATCAAGAAAGATTTTAGCCAGCGACTTAAAGCAGTGCAAAACCTACTTGAAATAGATATGACACAATTCTTTGAGATGGAAGTTTTGGTTAATAGAGGTGTTGGGTCAGTAGACTGGGAGGCAGAAAGGTTACACAGGGTGCGACCTAATACATGTAACATAAATGCTGGCATTATCTATAAGGAAGCTACCAATTTATTCCAAAGACTATTATCCCTAAACAGCAAGCCACAGAAGTCATCTTGGGACAGCTATTGGGCTGGTCGGTGGCAGTGGTCTCCAACAGGAGCCTACCATTCGCAATATGATAGTGATAACCAGTATAAAGCAAAATCGCGCTTATTGAGACATAAGTTCTTTGCCTTTAATAGGATGCCGGATATATCATTTGAAGAGATGATTGGTAGGAAACCAGAAATAGTAGCTTGGCCTTCGGTGAAATGCGAGTGGGGTAAGCAGAGAGCTATTTATGGAGTCGATGCTACCAGTTTTATAATCAGTGGCTACGGGTTTGCTGGTTGTGAAGAGGCACTGAGTGCTCTCTTCCCAATCGGCCCCGCTGCTACCGAGGACAATGTAAGTAAAACGGTTAATGAAGTACTAAGAAATGGAGTTCCTTATTGTTTTGATTATGAAGATTTCAATTCACAGCACACACATGATAGCATGCAAGCAGTGCTGACGGCATATCGTGAAGTATTTAAGACTAAACTGTATAGAGAGCAGATTGAAGCCATTGATTGGACAATATTATCAATACACAATAGCAGAATATTAGCTGAGGGTGGTGACTATACCACTCGTGGTACGTTGTTATCTGGATGGCGACTTACAAGTTTCGTTAATACTATACTCAACTACATATATGCACAGGTGGCACTACAAGGAACCGGGATGGTTTCCACACATAATGGTGATGATGTCCTGGCTGGCGTGTCCACATATAAGCAAGTACAACAGTTGCAAAAAGGCGCGGCTATGTACAATATAAGGTTTCAGAAATCAAAATGTTACTTAGGTGCAATAGCTGAATTTTTACGTGTTGACCACAAGGTTGGGACCGGTGCCCAGTATTTGGCTAGGGGAGTGTCAACATTCGTGCATGGGCCCACAGAGGCAACTATACCCAACGAC